ACAACTCTAAGATACTTGTTAGTGTCAGTGGAGATCAGTTAGTCTATAGAGTAGCTATTGTTGATAGAGATGCTGCTCAAGTTGAATACTCACAACCACCTCTAGTAGAGGTTGTTGATGCTGGTGCTACATCACAAGCTGTTGTTGTACCTGTTCTAGTAAGGAATGCTGTTACAACATATACACCACAGAATGTTAAGTCATTCTACTCTCAATTTGGATCTGGTAATTCAAATACATTTACAGCAGACATCGAAGTTAATAAAGAGAAGTATTCTGAGATTGTTTCTGTAACTGACTTTACCTTCAGTGGAGGTAAGGGTAGGAAGTATATTGAGTGTACAGGATTTGGTGGAGATGCTACCACATTTGTGATACATGGAGATTTAGTTCAATTTACAGATGATTCTGGAAATCTTGTAAGAGGTATTGTACAACAGTCTACTAAACCTGCTGGTGTATACAAATCAAGAATTTACTTAGATAGATCATTACCTAATGATGTTACTAATGCAAGTGTTGTTAGAGTAAGACCTTCTATTGAGAACTTCAATCAAGGAACTCTTCTTTATAAGACTGGTTCTAATCAAATAAGTTCTATTGTTGCTACTTCTGATGATTCTAAGATTACATATTATCTAAGAAGAGACTTTATATCTACTGGTTCTGGCGGTGCTGGTTCTATTACTTTTGCTGCTCAACTACCATTTGGAACTCAAAGATTTGTATCATTTAGTGAAAGTAACTTCTTACTCACAATACTTGATCCAGGAGATGCTCCCGATGTTGTTGCTGGTGATATAATTTATATTACTTCAGATCAAGTTGAGATAAAGGCATCTACTGATGCTGCTAGTGGTTTAACCTCTGGTAGTGTTAAGTTGAATCTACCTGCTTCTTACTTTGGATCTGCATCATATACAACATATCCAACACTTAAACTAACTGCTACTTTAGAAGTTACTAAGGCAAAACCAAGACTTAAGACAGCAAACTTAAACAAGAGAATTATTGTTGAGTCTGCTGGTGATAAAGTTGTACCTTTCAGAGGTAGAGATTATGATACAGAATCTTTAGATGTATTCAGTTATGCTGATGCATTTAATTTGAGATATGTTTATGAAGGTTCTGCATCTACACCTCCTGTAGTTGATAAGGCAGGTAACCTAGTTACTGGTACTGATGTTACTAATAGGTTTACATTTGACGATGGTCAAAGAGACACAATATATGATATCTCTAGACTTGTTATTAAACCAGGTTTTGAAGCACCAACAGGTCAGTTAGTAGTTGCTTTCGATTACTTCGATCATACTACTGGTGATTTCATCACTGTTGATTCATACTTACATGAAGCAGGTGTTGGTCCAGATGAGATTCCATCATTCAACTCACCTGTACTTGGTAAGATATCACTTAAAGATGTTTTAGACTTTAGACCTAAAGTTGATAACGATGCTATTATTGGTGGATTCCAGAATACATCATTACTATCTTCACCTAATAGCAGATCATTCACTGGAACTGGTGGTATTGTTTCTAGTACTCCTGCTCCTGATTCAAATCTTGAATATACATTCTCATTCACACAGACACAATACCTTGATAGGATTGATGGATTATTCTTGAATAAGAAAGGTCAATTCATTGTTAAGCAAGGTAATTCATCACTTAACCCATCTAAACCTGATGTTATTAGTGATGCTATTGCATTGTATTATATGTACATCCCTGCGTTCACACAAACAGGTAAGGATGTAAGGATTACTCCAGTAGACAACCGTCGTTACACAATGCGTGACATTGGTAAGTTGGAGAAACGTATTGAGCGACTAGAATATTACACTACGTTAAGTATCCTAGAGCAACAAGCTCTTAATATGCAGATTACAGATGCCTCTGGTGTCAATCGCTTTAAGAGTGGTTTCATTGTGGACAATTTTGAGACTCATAGGATTGGATCTCTTAAATCAATCGACTATAAGTGTTCTATTGATACACAACAGTCTGTATTACGTCCTCAAGCAAAAGAAGATTCTATCAACTTAGTTGAAGTTAATAACAGAGATGATCAAAGATCAGTTTCTGGTTATCAGAAGACTGGTGATGTAGTTACTCTTCCATATACAGAATTGGAACTATTAGGAAATAACTTTGCTACTAAGACAGTTAATCCTAACCCATTTGTTGTTCTTCAATATGTTGGTGATTCATTTATTGGACCTAATGTAGATTCTTGGTATGACAATAGTGTAGAACCTTTAGTAACAGATAACAATACTAATCTATACTCTATATTCCTTGCTAAGGAAAACTTAAAGGAAGCATTCTCAAGTCTTTACAACTCATATAAGGTTAATTGGTTAGGTGCTAATCAAGCATTCTATAATATTGGATCATTTGCAGAAGTTAACTCTAATATTGCAGATTCTAATGTTGCTACTGCTGCTGTAGGAACATCTTCTAATATTAGTCCACAAAATAATGAAGTTGGTAAGGGACTAGTAACTAAGGGTGTAGGATCTAACGTTGTTGTTACATCACTATCATACTTTGCTAGAAGTATTCCAGTTAAGTTTAAAATTAATAGATTAAAACCAAATACTAAGGTCTATGTCTTTATGGAAGGCAGAGATATTGCTAGATGGGTAAATCCCGACCTTAAGTATACTGGTATTGCTGCTAACTCACTCTCAGCATTTAATGGTTCTATTACTACAGATAATAATGGTAATGCTAGTGGTATTATCCTTGTTCCTGCTGGTGTTCCACCTAGAGAAAATGCTGTATGGTCAGGAAGTGTTGATACTGTATCATATGATACAGATGCTGATGAACTAAGGTTCAGCACAGGTGTTAAGACAATTAGATTTACATCCAGTTCAACTGATGCTGATACAAAGGATGTAGAAACATTTGCTGAAGTTAAGTTCTATGCTACAGGTATAGTTCCAGAGAATCCTTCTTCAATTGTATCTACAAGACCTGCATTCTTTAAAGCGAATGAAGGTACACAGATTGTAGATAGTAATACTGAGAACCCAGTAAGACCTAACCCATTTGCTCAGACATTTAAAGTTGATGGATTTGAAGGTGGTGCATTTGTAACAAGTCTAGATCTATTCTTTAATAAGAAGAGTGATAATATTCCATTGAGAGTCTATCTAACTGATGTTGTTAGTGGAAAACCAGGTAAGAATATTATTCCTGGTACTCAGAAAGTATTGACACCAGAGACATTCTTAAAAGTAGTCTCAAGTGATACACTTACGATTACTAAAGGTGAGAGTATAACTGGATCTAAGTCCAATGCCTCTGGTCCTATCAGTAAAGTTATTGATAAGAATAATATTGAGATAGTTGCTAGTACAACAGGTAAGTTTACATTAACAAATGACCAAGTATATACAATTGTATTAGACAACAACAACGGTAAGAGTTTTGTTCAGGATGAATTATTAACTGTTACATCTATTACACAAGCTAATAATGCTAACAATACACAATTCACACTCACTATTGCTAAGGACTCTGGTCGTGTAACTGGTTTGAAAGTTGCTAATACAGGTAGTGGTTATGAATCTGCAATTATTACAATAGAAAGTCCTCAACTTCCTGGTGGTGGTAATGCTACTGCTACAGTTAGAGTTTCACAAGGTCTTGTATATGATGCAGAGATATCTCTTCCTGGATCAGGATATACAGAACCACCATCTATTGTTCTTAGAGGAACAGGATCTGGTAATGCTGGTGCTGTAATAGAATCTGAAATTACTATTGATACTCCAGCAGTAAGAATGGGTATTGCTATTGATATTGATGGAGAGACACAATCAATCACTCCTACTAAGTTCAACTTTGATTTCCCTGTATATCTTGAGAATGATACTGAGTATGCTCTTGCTATAGAGACAGATTCAATTGATTATGAGATGTGGGCATCTACATTAGGTGGAGTTGAAATTGCTACTAGTCAAATTGTTACAACTCAACCTGCTTTAGGATCTCTTTTCAAGTCTCAAAATATAAACTCTTGGACAGAGGATCTATTTGAAGATATTAAGTTTGTCTTGAATCGTGCAGAGTTTGATATTAGTAGAACTGCAAGTCTTATATTATCCAATGACGATCTAGGTTACGAACCATTAGATCATCATCCTGTTGAAACTAATGCAGAAGCAAATACTACTGCTACATCAACACTATTCAAGAATAACAATTATGTTGTTAAGATTAACCATAGAGACAATGGTTTTGATCTTAATAAGTCATGGGTTTACTTTAAGAATGCAGATGATGTTGGTGGAGTAACTGCCTCATCATTAAACAGTAATCTTTATAAGGTTTCTAATACTGGTGTTGACTATTATAATATTACTGGATCTACTAGGGCATCTGGTAATTCCTTTGGTGGTGGTACAAGTGTACTAGCAACATACAATAGAAAGTTTGAAAAAGTATATGCTTCTATATCCAATCTAACCTTCAGTCAGACTAAGATTGATAGTTTTGTTAAGACTACAAACGTTTCACCAATAGATGATAATGTTGGAACCTTTACATCATACTCACAAACTGATTATGAAAAGACCTTCTTAAATGAAGACTTCTATTTTATCAATCAAAAGATTGTTGCTTCTAAGATTAATGAAACTGCTAATGGTATTGACAATTCATTACTATACAAATTAGATTTATCATCTACTGTGTCTCATTTGAGTCCAGTTGTTGATCTTGCTAGGGCATCTGTTAAAACTATTAGTAACCGTGTTGAATCTGCTTCTGGTTCAGAAGATCGTTATGGTAGAAGGAATCAAGTTGTAACCTTCTTACCTGTATATTCATTCACTGCATCTGGTCTTCAAGGTGCTGAAGTAATTAATACTAATCAAACTCTTGTTGGTGTTACTTCTAAAGCAGAAGGTACTATCGTTAAGGTTGATGGAAGTACAGTTTATGTAAAAGTAACTACAGTTAATACTTTTGTTGCTAATGAAACAGTAACATTTAGTGGTCAATCATTTACTGGTGCTATTACTGTTGGAACTGCTGGTCTTGTTAAATTTGCATTTGATATTCCAAATACTACAACACCACCAACATATGTGACTGCAAGAAACCCATCAGTTGTTGCTCAGACATATGACAATAAGATATCTGGTAGGATAATATTGTGGAATACTAAGGCTGGTGAATTAACTACTATTAATGATAAGCAACCAATTAATAATGATTATAATGGAAGACTTATTGATAGTAGTAGTTTTGATAGAAATGCTAGTGTAGATGATCAATTATCTGATATCTTCAGGGTTGGTGATCTTCTCTCATATCCAAATCAACCAGTTGATGAGGCAAGTTTCATTGAAATTGCAACTGTATCATATTCAGATGGTGTTGATTTTATTTCTGAGACACAATCCAAGAATAGTTCTGGAATTGCTAAGTATGTAACTAAAGAAATTTCTATTGAGAATCCTGCTACATCTATTGATGTAAAACTTACTGCTAATGTTACTGATACTAAGAATCTTCAGATTCTTTATAAGATTAAGAAGTCCTCTTCACAAGAGAACTTTGAAGATATTGAATGGATATATTTCAATGAATCAGGTGAACCTGATGTAGATACTATTGCTTCTTCTGAAAATGCTATTAGTGGTATTACAGAGAAACAGTCTTCATATCAGGAACTATCTTACAGCATAGAGAATCTACCAGAATTCTCATCTTATGCAGTTAAGATTGTTATGAAGTCTAATAATCCTGCATTTGTTCCTAAGATTCAGGATATGAGGGCAGTGGCATCATACTAATGAACAACCTGAAGGTTAAAGACCAAGACCATTTATATCGTGATGTAAATACAGGTGCGATAATAAATACCGATAGGTCTTCATTTGCCAAATATAAAGCATCCAGAAACAAGCAACGGAGTATGGAGTATGAATTAGATTATGTTAAAAGTGAACTTAGTGAACTTAAGACCCTACTAAAACAATTGATAGAAAGTAATGGCACAAGTCGTAGTAAATAAGTCAGATACCTTCGAGGTACAAAGGCAAAAGATTAATGAGATAGGTTTAGACCTTCATACTTTTAGTGGTAATCAGATTAATCTGAATGCGACTTATATTACGCTGACTGATTTGAATGTCACAGTCAATTCTGCTGGTGGTGCAGGTAATTTAACATACGATAACACTACTGGTGCGATAGTATATACACCACCAGATTTAAGTAATTTTATCACCTCAATCGGTGATGCTATTCAGGATGCAGACTTCACTAGTGCTGGTCTGATGGTAACAGATGGTGCTGGTAATTATAGTGTAGTAACAGATAACTCTGCGACTTGGGTTACTTTACAAGGTTTACAGGTAACTAATAATACTCCTAGTGCTGGTGGTGCAAGTTTAAGTTATAATAACACTACTGGTGTATTTGGATATACACCACAGGATGTAAGTGATTTCATAGCATTAACAGATATATCTGTTACTCAAAATGTTGTTGGTACAGCAGCTCTTTCATATAATGATGCTACAGGTGTACTAACATATACTCCACCAGATTTATCAGGTTATTTAACTGGACTACCATCTCACTCTCATTCTTTAATTAGTTTAAGTGATACAAGTCTTATTGGTGCTGATGCTCCATTAGACGGAGAAGTATTAACTTATGATGCAAGCAATACTGTGTGGAAAGCAGTTGCACCTGGTGGTAATATACCAGACCTTCAGGATGTTTGTGATGAAGATTCAGTAACTACCACAGATATAACAGCAGGTAATTTAATAGTTTCTGATGCTGGACAGTTCTCAATCGGAACATCACAATATGCAACACTTGGATATAATGCTGCTGGTTCAAAAGTTATATACAACGGAAATAATAGTGACTTAGATATAGTTGCAGATCAACTTGATTATTATTCTGGTGCAACTCTAAAAGCTACTCTTAGTACCACTGGATTAAATGTTGCTGGATCTGTTACTGGTACTAGTTTTGTCAAGACAGGTGGAACAGCAACCGAATTCTTAAAAGCAGATGGTACTGTTGATACTAGTACATATCTAACTGGAATAGACATTGAGGATATTAGCAATGTTAATATCACTGCTATACAGACTAATCAAATTTTAAAATGGGATGGTACAGAGTGGGTTAATGCTCTTGACAGTGGTGGAGCTGGTGGTGGTATTGCACTAGGAGACCTTACTGTAGGTACTGAAGGTTCACCTAGTGGTAATGGTGGATTATCATATAATAATTTAACTGGTCAGTTTACATTTACTCCAGCAGCAGATAATACTATTGCATTTAACCATGCTAATGCAACTACATCTCAAATAATCTATACAAATAATGGTGCTGGTACTCCATACACATTAAATCTTATAGCTGGTACTGGAATCACCTTTGGACAAGGTGGCGGTACTGGAGCACTTACCATTACTGGTACTAGTGGAATTGCATTAACAGATCTTTCTATAGGTACTGAAGGATCTGCTTCTGGCGATGGAGCAATTGCTTACAACAATACTACAGGTGAATTTTCATACACTCCACCAGATTTAAGTGGTTATCTAACTGGATATACCGAAACAGATACACTTGATGATGTATGTGGAAGAGGCACTTCTACAGATAAAAATATTACCCTAACTGGAACTTCTAGTTTCCCTGGTAGGTTTGATGTACAGAATAATGGAAACTATGCTATTAGTTTAAATGCTACTGCTGGTGTTGGAATCAATACTGCTGATGGTGTTGGACTTAATATTGCTAATCTTGCCACTAACGTATGGAGAGCATCTATTGATGGATCCACTGGTGATATAACATCTGCTGGAGATATAACTGGTGATGCAATCATCAAGTCAGGTGGAACATCATCTCAATTCTTAAAAGCAGATGGTTCTGTTGACAGTAGTACATATCTAACTTCAGTAAGTCTTGCTAGTTCAAATATTAGTGATCTTGCTGATGTTAATGCTGGATCCCCTTCAGACGGACATGTACTGAAATGGGATAATGGTACATCTAAATGGATCTCTGCTCCTGATGGTGGTGGTAGTGGTTCTACTAATAGTGCTGATATGCAGCATGATATGTGGGTTCTAACCACAAAACCAGATAATGACACTACTATGTCATATTCTGGTGCTGTTATTGGTGATGGTTCTAGTCGTAATGGTGATCTTGGTAGACCTTCTACTACATTCTATAATAAGAATGGCACAGGAATGTCAGAATCAAATGGTGTATTTACATTCCCTTCTGATGGACAGTGGGAAGTTAATGCTAGTGTTATTGTAGCTCAAAGAGATAATACTGGCGGTGGTGTAATGTCCACAGTCGCTATGCAGCATTCAGAGAATCAGGGAGCCAGTTGGACAACTGTGGTGGAAAGGGTAGATGAGACTATTACTAACCAATCTGCTAGTTGGAGAGATTGGAATTTATCCTTTATCTTTAATGTTGATAATTATGCAGATGAGAGAGTTAGGTTTATAGTAACTTCTAACTCTGTAACAACATTAGATGATAACAATGGAGGAAATAGATACAGTCAATTTTTCTTTAAGAAATTAGATACTGGTAGTATTGCTTTATCAGATCTTTCTGTAACCACTAACGCAGCAGGTACAGCAGCATTATCATATAATACTGGTACTGGTGTATTCTCATATACTCCACCAGATCTTTCTGCTGTAAGTACAGACCTAACAGCATTCTCTGTTGGTGCTAACGCTAGTGCTTCAGGTGGTGGTGGACTTGCATACAACAATACAAGTGGTGCATTCACATACACTCCTCCAGATCTCAGTAGTTACATAACTGGTCTTTCTGTAAATGAACTTTCTGATGTAACTATTTCTAGTCCTCAAAATGGACATGTATTAAAATACAACGGTACATCTTGGGAAAATGGTCCTGATGAAACTGGTAGTGGTAATGCTGATAACATAGCAGAAAACAATACCAAAGTAGAGACAATTGATACTGGTGGTGGTACAGGAAAAATTACTTTTGATATAGAAGGTACAGAAGCAGTTCAGATTGATGCAAATCGTCAAATATTAATTGCTGGTACTCAGTCTGGAAACAATGTAGCAAAAATCTTTAATGATACTGATGGTGCTGGAACTGGTGTACTTGGAATCTATGCTTCATCAAATAATGCTAACCCAAGAGATGTAAGAATCTATAGTGGTGGTGGTACAGCGAACGAAATATTCCGTGCAGGTAAATCAGGTCAACTTGGTGTTGCTGGTGATGTAGGATCTTCTGGTCAGGTACTAACCAGTGGTGGTCCTAATGCTGCTGCTACATGGGAGAATCAGGTTACTCCTGGTATACAATTAACTGCTTTATCTGTCACTCAAAATTCAGCAGGAACCGCAGGACTGTCTTATAACAATGTTTCTGGTGTATTCACATATACTCCTCCTAACGTTAGTTCTTTCATATCATTAGGAAGTCTATCAGTAGGATCACCTCAGACTGCATCTGGTGATGGTGCTATTTCTTATAACAGCACTAACGGTGTATTCTCATATACTCCACCAGATCTAAGTGCTCACTTAACTACATCATCTGTTATTGCAAACTTACAGGACGTTGTTATATCTGGATCACCTCAATCTGGTCAAGTACTTAAGTGGGATAATGGTACAAGTAAGTGGACTAACCAAGCAGACGCTTCTGGTGGTTCCACACTTACAACAGAACAGGTACAAGACATTGTTGGAGCAATGTTCACTGGCAATACTGAAACAAGAATTGCAGCAACATATCAGGATGGAGATGGAACTATTGATTTAGTTGTCGATGATATGACAGCTAATACTCCAGCACTAACAACTGAACAAGTTCAGGACATTGTTGGTAGTATGTTCTCAGGTAATACAGAGACAAGAATTTCTGCAACATATCAGGATGCCGATGGAACTATTGATTTAGTTGTTGATGATATGTCTGGTGGTGGCGGTGGTGATGTTGAGATCATTGCTGATTTAACAGACGTTGTTATTAGTGGTTCTCCAGCAGACAATCAAGTTCTTGCTTGGGATAACGCAACATCTAAGTGGACTAACCAAACACCATCTACAGGTAGTACATTCCCTGCTGGTGGTATTATAATGTGGTCTGGTAGTGTTGCTAACATTCCTTCTGGATGGGTTCTTTGTAATGGTTCTAATAGCACTCCAGATTTAAGAAACAAGTTTGTTATTGGTGCTGGTAGTAGTTACAATCCAGGTGCTTCAGGTGGTGCTACAAGTGTAACGCTTTCGACTTCAAACATGCCGTCGCATAGTCACACTGGTGCTAGTCACAGTCATACTATTGGTAGTCACAGTCACACTGTTTCGAGTCACAGTCATACTATTGGTAGTCACACTCACACCTTTAGTTCATTGGTAAATGGTTATACATCAATTCAAAGTGATAACCATTACCATACTGCAAATACAAGCTCAGGTGGATCTCACTCACACACCTATAGTAGATTGAATTCTCAAACTTCATATACTCGTGGTATTCCGATTGGTAGTGGTGGTGCTGCTGGTAGTAGTTTTGGTACTCAGACAACAGATGCAGGTGGAGCACATACTCACTACGTCGAGACTGGAGGAGTCAGTGACAACCACGACCATACTTTAAATGCAACTGTTAATGGAACTACTGGTGCTAGTAGCGGAAGCACAAGTAGCGAAAATCCAGGAACAAGTTCTAATGGTAGTGGTAGCACAGGTTCTGGTGGATCTGGAAGTACTGGAAGTACTGGAAGTGGAAGTGCAGTAAGCACCATGCCTCCATACTATGCACTTTGCTATATTATGAAAACTTGATGAAACATAAAAGTAGAATATACCCCTTTTTAGATTTAGATATATCATATCAATTTACAAAGACTATTCATTGTAATACATCTGAACATGTATCAATGATAGTCGAAAAATTGGATAGGATAAAGGAAGATAATTTTGGAAAAATAAAAATACCTAAGTTTGATTACAAGGTATCAGATCACACTGTCATTCAAACGGTTGAATATATCAAGGGAAGAAAGTGTGCAATGTCAGTAAAGAAATATAGAGATAGAATTTATAATGAATTAGTTGAAAAGGATAGAGAGTGGACTTTCTGTGATTTCAATTATGATAATTTCATTGTATTAGAAAAAGAAGACTTGATATATGCTATTGATTTTCAATCTTATAGTTTTATACCCAACAAGAATAAACGGAAAGAACTATGGAGAGAGGACTTAGAAACTAACAATCTGGTACTGGAATATATAACTAGGGAACTACCGTTCCGTAAGGATGCAAAATTGATACAGTAATTTATTATGGATGTAGAAGCCGTTAATTTTGAAGATCTCTATGCTACACCAATCTTCTTTACAATCCTTGAAAATAAAGAAATTAATAAACAGATTGATGATATCATAGATGATGTAGACTTCAATACAAAAGAAGGTTGGTCACCTACACATTATTTGTCAACAGATTTCAAACCTGATAGTGATTGTAATGTAATAGGGAAATATAATTTAACTGCATTACAAGAAGAGATAGACAAATATCTAATAGAATATCTTAAAATAATGGGGTACGGTCCAGTAGATGACTGGTCTATTGATGGTAAGAACTATGAGTTAGAGTCATGGTTTTCTTTATTCAAAAAAGGGAACTATGCTCATATCCATAGTCATGGTTCTGCTGACTTGTCTGGTGTTTACTATTATAAGACCAATAGTGAAGATGGTGATATATTTTTCGAACCACCATTTCCACAGATGAAACAATCAAAAGTATTCTATCAGCATTCAGCATCATGGGATCATATACCAGATCCAGGAAAACTAATGATATTTCCTGGTTGGCTTCCTCATGGAGTTAAAACAAACACTACGGATAATGACAGAATAAGTTTATCATTTAATATTAGATTATGAATATAGAATGGAATAAATTCTACCCACCAAATGTTCCTTTACTAGATACCAAATTACCACAGGAAGTTGTTGATAGGTTGTGGGAATACATTAATGAAGCACAAGGAGATGCTTCAGCAAGACTTGCTGGTAATATAACAGATGCTAAAGATTTAATTGATAGAGATGATTGGTTTTTAGATAGTGTCATCAGGCCAATATACGATAATTATTATAATGAAGTTGGTTTAAATACTACGAATGCTACTAAACGTGATATATGTTTAAATGGTTTCTGGGTCAACTATCAGAATAAACATGAGTTTAGTCCAGTACATAGTCATAGTGGAACAGTATCCTTTGTTATTTGGATGAAGATACCATACCATTGGAGAGAAGAACAAAAAGGATCAAAATCTAATTGTCCATGTGCAGGAGATTTTTCATTTGTTTACACAGATATTCTAGGTAGAATACAGGATTATCTAATAAAATTAAATGATGAAGATGAAGGTCTCATGGTATTATTTCCAGCAAGTTTAAAACATCTGGTGTATCCTTTTCATACATCTGATAGTGAACGACTCTCTATAGCAGGTAATATATTATGGAAATAAATAGAACATAATACATTTTTGTTATGGAAGCAAGTAAAATACGTACCGAACTCACAAGACAATTAGGTGAGACAGAGACTAAGATCACTACAACTGAAAAGAGTCTTACAGAATTGAAAGAGTATAGAATTAAAATTATTGGTGGACTGGAAACACTGGATCTTTTGGAATCTCCTGATCCTGTTGAACTTGGTAAAACAGAGCAACCTAAGAAACCTACTAAATAAAAGTAACTTCTAGAGTCTAATGGCAGCGATACCTGTAAATATAGTCGTTGACCGTCATGCAAACTTTGACGTAACTTTCTTTATTACTAATAAAGATGGTACGCCATTGAACATGACAGGATATACTGGTGAGGCTAATTTTAAAACTAGTCACGCATCATCAACGGCAGTTGCTGTACCTCTTGTTTTTGTTAACAGGACATCAGGTGAGATTGGTATCTCCATGAGTAGTACAGAAACAGGTGCTTTAGATCGCAGAAGGTATGTCTATGATATTCTCTTGACTGCTCCAACTGGATACAAGACAAGAGTTATCGAAGGATTAGTTGAAGTCAATCCTGGAGTATCATCCTAATGGCAGAGTATACCGTTAGAGTTGGATCTCAGCAACATAGTGTTGCTCTGAGAGAGAACCCTGCGTATAACTTGGATGTCAATTACCAAATTCCAACCAAGTCTACACAGTATACAAACCTAATACTTGATGATATATCAGGTGGATTTGATGGTACGCAAGATACGTTCAGTCTTTCTGTTAACGGATCACCATATACACCAATAGATGAACAACAATTATTGATCTCTATCAATGATGTAGTTCTTAAACCAAATACCGATTACATCGTTTCAAACGATCAAATCGTTTTTAGTACTCCACCTACTTCTGGACTTAGATTTTCTGGTGTTGCATTAGTAACCACAGCAGATCTAACTAGAACTCTCAACTTTGTTATCGATGCAGGATCA